CCCTCTTGCACCTCAAAACTAAAAGTCAATTGTGAAGCAACTCAACTTTCTTGTACCCTACCACCCACCACTCACAACGATGAGCTTCGCACTAGAAACTCTTCGCACTATCAGCTTTCTCAAAAGCTGGTTTACAACCAACCACACTCTCAAGCCCTCGAACTTTGAACATTACGGTCACACCGATGCTCAACTTCCGAACCCACCAACTATCAACCCGATAGCCATTGAGAACCACAAAGCTACCTGTCTACGCGCATTCTCCCAATTCTTGTACCCACACCAAATTGAATACATTTTACTGCACAAACGACGCTCAATAGCTTCCAAAACCACAACTCTCGATGATTTATTTCTGGGAAACATTCCCGAACACAAAGTCATCAAAGATGAGCACTATGAACATGCACTCGCATATATCACAGAGCTCTTCCGACCTCCACGACGTTTCCGACCCGTGCACTTTCTGGACGTACAGCACCACTACCCACACCGCTGGTCCTCAAATGCCGAGCCACCTTTCTCAACCGAGAAATTCTTCTACGAACAGATGAACAATCCTGTTTTTAGACAACGCCACCCACACCTGCCTCTAAACCCAAGACGCTCCCTCGCTAACATGAAGGATATCGTCTTCGACTGGTCCAGACGTTGGATCCATCAAATAAAAGATGGTGATAACCCACTGAACCACATCCACTACATATTGCTGCACTCCAAAACAGCTCTCATTGATGCAGATGACCCTGACAAAATTCGCACCGTATGGGGATTTCCTCGTATGCCGAATCTTGCCTATATCATGTTTCTCTGGCCCTACATGGCCTGGATGAAACGAAACCCTGGATCTACACCAATCCTCTGGGGATACGAAACACTGCTTGGCGGCATGTTCCGAATTAACGCTGAACTGTTCCAATCACACATTCACTCTTCTACCCTCACTATGGATAAATCCAGATTTGATAAATTTTACCGTTTCTCGATCCAAAATGACATTGACCAAATGTTACTTTCTTTCATGGACCTAGAACATGGATACATTCCTACCCAGGAGTATCCTCACACCGACACCAACTGGATCAAAGACAACAAACCCCAACGACTACTCAAACTCTGGGACTTTCTTTGCTTTGCATTCCGTTTCACACCTATCGCTCTCTACGATGGCACTCTTATCAGACGAACCCACTCTGGTATGCCTTCCGGCGTGTACGTCACTCAACTTGACGACACCATATACTTCGGTATCACCAACGCAACCACACTATTTGCAATGGGATTTAAACAAACCGACATCCTTTACTATAAAGGAGAAGGAGATGACATCATCTATAAACTTGCTGTCCTCATTCCACCTAATGAACATCAAACCTTCCTCGACAAATATTCAGAGATTGACTCTCGCTACTTTGGCTCACTCATGAGACCAGAGAAGTCCAAAGTCTTCAACACCCCACAAGGTGTAGAAGTCTTAGGATATACCAACAACCACGGTATGCCTGAACGTGATTTGCTAGACCTACTAGCTCAGATGTA